GTCCAGAGCGAGCTGGAGAGCGAAAGAAAAGCACTGGAGAGTGCACGGAAAACAGAGGAACTGCGGAAGGCATTGAACGAAAGGAGTGCAAACTTATGCAGAAAAGACTGATTGAGATCGACGAGGAACTGCACCAGATCGAGGAGCGGTCCGGAGAGATCCACACAGCAGTCGAGACTGCCGAACATGATGAGCTGGAAAAGCTGAGCGCTGAAATCACTGAGATGGAAGAACGCAAGGCTGCACTGCTCGCTGAAAAGGCAGAACTTGAAGCAAAGGAAGAAGAAGCTCGTTCCTTTGACGAATCCAAAGCAACAGAAATCGAGCTTCCAAAGGCTGTAATGCCTGAACAGGAGGAAAGAAAAATGTTTGATATCAATACTGTCGAATATCGTAACGCTTGGGTTAAGCGTCTCATTGGCCGTGAAATGAACGAAGAGGAACGTGCTGCTCTCGGTGCTGCTGGTGCAGTTATCCCGACAATGACAGTCAATGCTGTCTGGGATAAGCTGGTAAAACCGGCAGAACTGCTTGGAAAAGTCGATGTTTCCCAGTTTCCGACATATGTACGTTTCCCGCGTGCAACAACTAACAATGCAGCTACAAGCCAGGCTGTTGGCGGCACAATCACAGAATCCAGTGATGTTGTCGGCTATATCGACCTCGTACCGAATGAGTACGTTAAGCTCCTGACTGTTGGTGCTGACATCGATCACATGGCTGTTGAAGCTGTTCATGACTGGATCGTTGACAATCTGGTCAGCAACATCCGCTATGCGATCAACAAGGACATCCTCGTTGGAACTGGCACAAACTCTCTCAAGGGCATCACTACTTCTGTAGCTGCTGATTCAACTGCTCTTCCTGCTACCGTCACAAAGGCTTCCATCCTGAAGATCATGGCAGCTCTGGGCGGAAACTATCAGGAAGGCGCTGTATGGATCATGACTCCGAAGATGTTCTTCGAGGACATTATGAGCCTGACAGCTCTGAACGACTATGTCATTCAGAACGGCTTCGGTTACAAGCTCTTCGGTCATGATGTAATTCTCATGTCTGAAGCTCTTGTTTCTACTAAGGAAACAATCTTCTACGGCGATCCGAAGGCTTACAAGGTCAACATCTTCAAGGCTCTTGAAGTCAAGCAGTTCGAAACTGCGACCAGCACAAACCTGCAGTTCCGTGGTGCCACAATGGCTGACGGCGAACTGCTCGACACCAATGCGTTCGTTCGCTTCGCACAGGCTTAATTGATTCAACGGAGAGACGGGAAACCGTCTCTCTGCTTTATTGAGGAGGACACATGGAACTGAATGAACTGGTTACCAGGGCGAAGGCTGCGCTGAGAGTATCGACCACGGATGCGGACATCGATGCCGAGGTGACGGATCTTGTGAACGAGGCTCTGGAAGAACTGCATAGATCTATCCACTTCGTCGACAATGATGATCCGCTGATCCTCCAAGCAGTCAAAAGCTACGCAAAAGCGCACTATGGTTATGACGAAGATGCAGATAAGTGGCTGACACGATTTGAGCAGATCAAGTCGAAGCTGGGCACATACGGCCCTTATGGGAGTTAAGTATGAGCTATGTCATCGATGAAGTCTGCTATCTCGGAACGGTAGACAAATCCAGAAAAGACAGCCGCGGCCACATCCAGCCGGAGATCGTATTCGATGAGCACAAGACGTGGTGCTTTTCGCAGTCCGTAAGGATGGCGGAAGCGTATCAGGCACTGGCTGTGGGAATGCGTCCGGAAATAGTCCTTGTCCTGCGACAGGAAGACTACAACGGCCAGAACCGTGTACTGTATGGCGGAATTGTCTACAAGGTGCTGCGGACGTACAGGACCGGCAAGTCTGAAATAGAGCTTGTCCTGTACAGAGAGGAGCATCCGGATGAAAGCTGAGAAGGAGCTGATCTACTTGGTCCTTTCGGAGCTGTATCCGACCTACGAAAGAGAAGCTCCGGATGATGTTCCGGCGAATTATCTTGTCTACCACTTGGATGAAATCCAGCAATACCATGAGCGCAACGATTATTCACTTGTTGTAAACTGCATCACTAAAGTTAATGAACTTGGCGAAAGCGAAGATCTGGACGAGATGGTTAAGGCCGTCAAAGATGCATTCTACTTCAAGTCATTCAACGACACCGACCTGACGTATACTTTTTACTTTGACTCTGCCTCTGAGGTAGAAGAAAAGGATAAGAGCATCAGAAGGTATGATGTCCGTTTCACACTAACTGGATACGAAGGAGACCTAGTTATATGACAATGTCAAAACAGGAAGTCATTCTCGGACTTCTGAAGTGCACAGTCGATAATACCAATCTCGGCTATTCCAGGGGAGCAAACAGATTCACTGTGAACCGTGTATTCCATGCCATCAATGCTAATGGCGACATGGGCGACACTGTCAACTCTGAGATCCTTGACGAAGAACGTGCGACGCTGAGCATCAATCAGCTGACCATGACTCCGGATGAGTTTGTTCTGCTCTTTCCTGCTGCAAAGAATACTTCCGGCACACTTGAACCGACTGGAAGTGTCGCCAGCACTGACTACCATGAAGTAGTTGCTCTGGCTAAGACCAAAGAAGGCAAGACTGTGACGATCACGCTGCATAATGCATTCTGCAAGTCTAATATTGACTGGCAGTTCAATGAACGCGATGAAGTGGTTTCTAATATCACTTTTGAAGCCTGCTATGCAGTACAGGCGGACCTGTGGAGCTACACTGCTCCGTACAGTATCGTCTTCGCAACACCGGCACCGTAACGAACTAAGGAGAGTCTGTATATTTGCAGGCTCTCCTCATCTTTTTATAAACAAGGAGAAAACCATGAGAGCGCTGACACTTGACGATACATTCAATGCTTCTGAACTGCTTGAAATGTTCCAGCTTCCGGAAGTCTATGCGAAGCTGGCGAAGGCTGACCGGTCCGATCCGGAAGGCTTCGCGATTCAGGCGCTGTTTGTATTCATGAAACAGGCAGGCACAGAGGACAACAGAAAGAAGATCTATCAGTTTCTTTCCGGTCCATTTGAGAAGCCTGTTGATGAGATCAGGAACATGCCATTGGTAGATGTGGCTAAAGGCATCTGCGAGATTGCTAATATCGACCAATGGAAATCTTTTTTGACTTCTGTACGAAGTACAAAGTAGTCGACATCGTACAGACTTTCAAAGGCTATGACTACAACCTTCTGCGAAGGATTCCGATCAGCAGGCTTGCAAAGGTCACTGAAAGCATCCAGGAAGAACAGAAGGAAATGATAATGTTCAAAGTCTATGCTCAACTGCTCAGCAGAATGACTAAAGAGAACTTCATCAGTTTCAGTGACTTCATGGCACTGACTGAAAAGGACAACAGAAAAAAAGAAGACATCGAAGCAGAGTTTGCAAAGATGGAAAAGGAAATGGAGGAAGCAAATGGAGCTATTTAAGTTATATGGCAACATTCTCATCAAGAACGATGAAGCGACACAGTCCCTGCACAACACGCAGAAGGACGCGCTGGAGACTGCGAACAAGTTCGAGAAGATGGCAGAAGCCGGAACTTCCTCCGGATCTAAGCTGAATGGAGTTTTCAAAGGTGTCCAGGATGCGCTCGGCGCTGTCGGGATCAATCTGTCAGACGATGCGGTTCTGTGGGGCACATGGGCAGTCGCCGGTGTGGCTGCAGTCGCTGAGATCTCGAAGAAACTGTTTGAACTGACAGAACAGACTGCAGAATACGGCGATAATATCGACAAAATGTCTCAGAAGCTCGGTCTGAGCACGGAAGCCTATCAGAAGTGGGACTACGTGATCGGGCAGGCAGGCGGTGACATTGACTCAATGTCTGCCGGATTCAAGACCATGACAGGAGCGCTGGCAGATGCTCAGAACGGCACACAGTCGGCGATCGATAAGTTTACGGCTCTGGGTCTCAGCATTGAAGACATTAAAAGCCTTGATTCTGAGCAGATGTTCGAAAAGGTCATCGCAAGTCTGCAGAACATGGATGACCAGACACAGAAAGCGGCTGCAGCGAATGATCTGTTCGGAAAATCCGGACAGAATCTGCTTCCATTGCTGAACCAGACGAATGAAGAGACACAGGAACTGATCGATACAACATCAGAACTCGGTCTCATCATGTCCGAGGACTCCATTGAGGCATCTGTTAAGTTCAAAGACACGCAGGACACGATCCAGCAGGCTCTTGATGCGACAACACGGTCACTCGGTGAACAGCTGATGCCGTACTTCCAGGAACTGCTCGACTGGGTCATGGACCACATGCCAGAGATCCAGAACATCATCACAACCGGCATTGATTTCATTATTGGAGCGATTGAGCTTGTTTCTCCGGTCATCGAGACAGTGCTGACTGTTGTCGGCGGACTGATTGATGGTGTGTCATGGGCATGTGACAGGATTTCAGATATTGTCACACCAGTGTTTGAGTTTATCGAAGATTCACTGAATGCAATTATCGACCTGATCAACACAGTCACGTTCGGACTGCTTGATTTGGATCACGTCGGATCATCGTCTTCTGCAGCGTGGGACAAATGGCTGAGTGATGCGAACAGAGAGCGTGAAAGAGGAGAGAGAGGACTGAGCGGATACGCGAACGGCGGCATTGTTAAGTCTGTGCTGTCTGTTGTCGGCGAATCCGGTCCGGAGATTCTGGATCTGTCTGGATCAGCTCCGGTGGTTACTCCGATCAGCAACGGAAGACGTGCACCATCCGGCGGAAATGTATTCAACATTACGATCGATGCTAAGAACGTTAAGGAATTTAACGATGTTGTTCGGATCATGCAGAATGCGCAGCGGACAGAAAGGATGGGGACAGTGTAAATGGCAGAAGTCATACTTACTCCTACGGCTCTATGGCAAGTTGAATATGGATATGTCACAGCGAAAGATCCAGCTGAAGTGACTGTCAGTGGCCCGTTTACCCCGCTCGATTTGACTAATAAAAGAGCGGCTTTTGCTGAGTTTGACATTCCAAGAGATGCTGCTTATAGACATGGCATAATAAACAAGCTGGAAGCATCTGGAGTGAACTCAGAAGCTGCTGCTTATTCTTTCACATGTCATTTTTTCAAAAATAATGGCGTGGATTTGAACCTTTCCGTAGGCAAAGCAATTGCAAGCCCTGGAAGTGAATCGTTTTATAACACAGCATATAGTGGACCATATGTAAACAACTATCGGGATGCCATCGATCCGATTCTGAATGCTGCTAACGGTAAAATATACATTGGCACGCTTATGGGAGACATCAGTGCCTCTGCTTCGTTTGCGAGAACAATCAAAACAGTAAAGTTAAGAATTAACTATACCGATGGTATATTTGTCATTGAATCAAGTAAAAAAAGCGGATATTTGCCTGCTGATATTTCCAATACCGTGAAAGTATTGCCGACAACAGTCAGCTCCATGATCGAGCAATACACAGTGGAATCTGGTGTTTTTTACTACAAAAAGTCTTCCGGAAGCACTTATACGAGTATTGCTTTCACTGGTGATTCAGTCACAATTCCTGCCAATACATTTGACGACGACAGCGAATATAACTTTTATTTTACGGCTGTTGCTGACGATGGAAGCACAGCTACAAGTGAGATCTATACCGTCACAACTGGAGATGTTGTCGGTACAGTTGCAGCTATGTCTCCAAGCAATTTCGTGACATATGGATCAGTAAGTTTTGCGTGGCTATATGAAAACTCACTAGGAAGTTCACAGCGCGCATTTGATCTTCAGATTAGTTCTGATGAAGTAGTGTGGACTGATGTTGCTGCACACGAAGAGACTCCTAATACATTTTTTACAGCAAACGTACTCACTGGGGGTATGGTTTACTGGAGAGTAAGGTCATACAACCAGGCTGATGTTCCGAGTGACTGGTCAAATGTGCTTTCATTTACAAATGTATTGCCGCCTGCTCCGCCTTCTATAACTTCTGTTACTGGAACAGGAAGATTGACTGTCGAGTGGACTACTGGAAGTCAGATTGCATATCAGGTAATTATCGGAGAATACGATTCTGGTTGGGTGTATTCAACTGAGAAGAAATACTTCTGTAACAAATATCTGGCCGATGGAGTATATGAGATAAAAGTCAGGATAACTAACAATATTGGACTTGTTTCTGAATGGGCTACAACCACTTACAGTCAGGCAGGCAGCTTACCAGGTCCCAATGCTTCTGTGGAGATGAAGGAGGGGTTTAATGAGATCAGTATTTCCGGTTCCTTTGATAGTTATTACATCATTAGAAATGGTGAGGTAATTGCGCATATTTCAGATGGCACATATAGAGATTATTTCTGCAATGGAACAGATAACTATATTGTCAGAGGAGTGAATGCAGACGACACCTTCGGGGATACGGTTTTAACTGGTATTTATACCTGTCGAAAACCTGCTCTTATTTCTCCTGATAATTCAATAATCTACGTGAATGAGAGATTGGATGAGCAACCACAAACGAGTTCTTCGGACACGATAGAAATTGCGATGGTTAAATATCTTGACAGAAGTGTTCCTGTTCATCACGTTGGCCAGATGCAGACAAGGACGTGGAGTGTGTCATGTTCTGCAAATATAAAGCCGGGGCAGATCTATTTCTATCGTAATTTCAGAGGAGATAAGGCATGGGTTATCTGTGCAAACGTTCAGAGTTCTCTGAACTGGTTCGGAGTTCACGAATACCAGTACACGCTGGAGGAAACGGACTACGACGAGGCGGTAGGCTATGCGGTATAGAATCGACGTTTTACGGAATTACATCCCGATCGGGACACTTCCGGCGGAGAGCTGCAATGTCACTTATAATTCTGACGCAGAAATCAAAAGGAGTGCATCAATCACCTGCAATATGGAATTGATGCACTTAACTGTGCCGGAGTTCAACAGGATGTCTGACAGAATTTCTCCGGTCATTATTACGGATGATGGAACAGAGCACCGCGAAGGTATTTATATGATCATCTCCAGCCCAAAGTCATTCGGTGATGCTTATAATTCATCAAGCCTTGAACTGTATGACGAATCTTATATTCTGGCACAGTCAGCGTTTGATACAAGGCACTTCTATCCGGCAGGGACTCTGTACACACAGGTATTCAATGAGATCCTGACGGAGTGCGGATTCGCCCGGCAGTATATCGATGCATCTTCGAATGCTCTCCAGATCGATCGCGAGTTCCCAATCGGAGACAATATCCTTAAAAGTCTTAACACGCTTCTGACAGAAGCCGGTTTTGATACGCTGCATATGGATGGCGAAGGATATGCCAAGTGCACGAGAAAGGTCAACAAGACTGCTCCTGAGTTCGTGTATAAAGCGAACTTCAATCCAGGACTGACTGAGAGTTTTGATGTGTACGGGATTCCGAATGTGTTTGTGGGAGTGGTAAGCACTCCGGATCATTCAGTTATGACGTACACAGCGGAGAACCACAATCCAAACAGTGAGCTTTCCATAGAGCGGAGAGGTTATAAGTTGACTAAAGTCTATAGTCTGGACAGCATTGCATCACAGCAGGAACTGCAGGATTATGTGGATAACCTGCTGCAGAGCTCGATGATGGCGATTGAGGGAGTTACGTTCACGACTGAGATCCAGCCAGGGCACGACTTCCAGAACTGTGTCCAAGTCGAGCACGAAGAGGTGACAGGACTGTATATTGAGAAGTCTTGGTCTTATTCATTCGGGACTGCAGCAACGATGAATCATGCAGCAGAAAAGAAGGTGATTATATGATTCTTGGAACAGTGCATTCAGTTACTCACAATGAAGGAATAACACTTTTGATTGATGGTGAAACTACACCAACAGCGAAAAAGTATATGTGGCTCTCGCCGTATTATCCTGAAGCAGGAGACAGAGTCTTAATTGAAGAGATTTCTGGATCTTACGTTATTCTGGGAAGAGTTTCTAATAATTTTAATGAGTGCAGGACGAGGTATCTCAGAAACAATGTAGGCGGTGGCGATTACGGTATGGTGAGTCTCGGAATCAAAAATGGGGATTTATATTTCGGACTCGCTCCATACAATGGTGGCACATATAGTTTCTACAAGGTGCAAAAGGCATAAGGAGGCAACATGTACAGAGGATCAACACCGGTTTATACCATCCACATGGACGGACTGCAGTTCTCCGATCTGGCGAACCTGCAGATCACGTTTACACAGGATCATCAGATCATGATTGAGAAGTCATTAAGTGAAATGACTGTCGATACGGAAGCGAATGCCGCTTCCTTTTCTTTAACTCAGGAAGAGACGATGCAGCTTAAGGTCGGGACTGTAGACAAGCAGATCCGGCTGATGAACGGCGAAGGAGCTGTCACGCTGACGAGGATCTTCCGGGAGAAAGTGGAACCTAATATCCGGGAGGACTTAATCAATGGCTAGAGACGTCGAAAACATTAACATCACTCTGCCGGGAGAAAGCGACACCATCGAGCTGATCGTAGACGGTCAGCCACAGGAAGTTAAAATCTCCCTGGATAACTGGCGCTATGCTGATGCAGAGCTGGATGCTGATTCTACAAACGCGATCCAGAACCGTGCAGTCGTTGCAGCATTGGAAGACAAGCAGGACACTCTGATAGCCGGTGAAAACATCACCATCGTTGACAATGTCAT